ACTGACCATATGATTAATGACGAGCGCAACGCGAACTCAGTTCCGGGCGAGGGTAAGAACACCACGCCGGGAATGACCGCCTTGGTCCCTTGGATCATGGAAAAGGTCAGTGGAAGCCGCGACAGCCGCGACTCCGAGTACAAAGCACGCTGGGACGCCTATGAGCGCACGTTTCGGGGATTCCATTCAGCAGAAGATGCTACCCGTGAGGGAGAGCGCAGTAAGCTGATTGCACCTGCATTGCTGCAGGCTATAGACTCTACCTCGGCCACCATTGAAGACGCTATATTCTCTAGGTCTCAGTGGTTTGACGTCATGGACGACAAGATGGATCCTGAGAAGGAAGAGGTCGAGCAAGGACGCATGAACCTCACAGAGGACCTAGACACCGCCAATGTTCCGGATGCTATCAGCAAGATCATCCTGAATGGCTGCCTATACGGCACCGGCATCGGCAAGTTGAATGTCGTGAAGAAAGAGGTCCGCAAGATTATCAAGACAGAACAAGGCCCCAAGGTGACGATGGACGTTCGTCCGCTGGTCACGTTGGAGCCGATCCCGCCTTGGGAGTTCGTTATCGACTCTCAGGCACGGACGCTAGAAGATGCGCTGTTCGTTGCTCATGAGACGCACGTTCCTAAGAACGTAGTCTGGAACAAGATCAAGCGCAAGATTTATCGCAACGTTCCCCTAACGGGCTTCAATGCTACGAAAACCCCCATGCCCGGCGGCATGTCTTCGGTTGATAAGACGCGTGCGCACAATCAGGTAGATGGCGCGGTGTGGGTCACAGAGTACTATGGACTCGTGCCAAAAGGACTGCTCTCCGGACTGACAGAGGTCAAGCCCGAGGACGTCAGTGGCAATGGTATGGTGGAGGTCATTGCGACCATCGCCAATGAGTCCGAGTTGTTGCGGGTTATGGTCAACCCCTTCTTCATGAAGGATCGTCCGATCATAGCCTACCAACACGACATAGTCCCCGGCAAGTTCTGGGGGCGAGGTGTTGCTGAGAAAGGTTGGAATGCACAGCGGGCATTGGACGCTGAGTTGCGAGCACGTATGGATGCGCTAGGTCTGTTGACCTCACCAATGATGGGCGCTGACATTACTCGTCTCCCCCGAAACCCAGATATGAGGGTACGCCCCGGCAAAGTGTGGCTAACACGCGGACGCCCGTCTGAGGTGCTGGAGCCGATCATTCTGGGCAACATCGACCCTTCTACGTTCAACCAGAGCTCCGAGATGGAGCGCTTGGTGCAGGTGGCTACTGGCTCCATTGAGTCCAACGCGCCCCTGAACACAGACCGCCGCAACGAGACGGCCAGTGGCATCTCCATGATCCAGTCTTCGGCGCTGAAGCGCATGAAGCGGACCATGTGGAACCTTGAGCGGCAGTTCCTCAATCCGCTCATCCGCAAGGCAATGTGGCGGATGATGCAGTTTAACCCCCAGCGCTACCCGGAGGATCTGGAATTCGTGGTCAAGGGCAGCATGGGCATCGTATCACGGGAGTTCGAGCAGAGCAACCTGACAGCGCTGCTGTCTGTAGTTCCGCCCGAGTCCCCGGCCTATCCGGCGCTACTTACCGGCATCATCGAGCTCTCTGGGTCTCCCAAGAGGGACGAACTCCTGAAGGCGATCAAGAAGGCCTATGAGCCTGATCCGAAGATAGAGAAGATGAAGGAAGAGCAGATGCGGCAGTCTCTTGAGGGAGCTCAGGCTGGCATCGACAAGGATAGGGCTCAAGCCGAGCTATACAAGGCAGAGATTGCACTGACTCTGGCTAAGAAGCGCCATGAAGATATTCTCGCAGATCTGGAGGATGAGAAGGTCGATATTCAAGCCGCTAACGCAGTAATCGGCAGAGAGAAAGCTAAAGCTCAGCACGCCGCGAATGCCATCCAAGCACGAAAAGTGGAGGTTGACGCCAAGCGTCCTAAATCACAGGGGAAGTAAATGCACCGACAAGATCAGCAGTACTTTGAGGCTATAATCACCCTCACTGGCTATCCCGAGTGGGAGATTCTGGTAGAGGAGCTCAAGAAAGAGATATACCAGACGCAGGCTAACGTGCTAGAGAATAGCACTACGTGGGACCAAGTGTGTGCCGCGAAGGGCTGGGCTGCAGGACTGGCCTACCTCGTTAACCTCAGAGAGAACAACGCAAAAGCATACGCTAGCGTACTTGAACAGGCGGCTCTAGATGCCGACATATGATTACGAATGCGCTAAGCACGGATACTTTGAGAAAGCTCAGAGTATGTCACTGCATGCCTCTGCCGACTGCCCCGAATGCGGGGATACCAGTCCGCAGGTAATGTTATCCGCCCCGTGCCTCGATGTTGAGGCTATGGCGGACATAGGGATGCCCGGAGCTATGGAGACCAGCGGAAACCGCCTAACAAGGCGGCACGTTCAGGCAGGTCAGAGCTACGTTCATCCAGAGAAGGGCCGTAAATACGGCAAATAAGCGGGCAGTCTGTACACCGTTCCTCGGGAGCAGGCTGAATCTACCGTACACCACAATCCTGTGGAGCGGTTAACTAAGAGAGGAGTCATAGACATGGCTGAGATAAAAGATTACTTGCCGGGAGGCAAGCTTTACAAAGGTCCAGAAGTGGACGTACTTGATGAGCAGATTGAAGAAGCTGGAAAGCAACAGGAGGAGCGAGAAGCCTCTACACCTGACAATGTTGACTGGCAGAAGCGGTACAAGGACTTGGAAGTCGCATATAGCCGCCAAGGACAGCAGATTGGCGATTACCGCAAGCTCATTGATGAGTTCGTATCCACCACCCCAGACGAATCAGCCGACGATTCAGATGAAGTAAGTCCCATAACACCGGACGATATTTACGAGAATCCTGATGAAGCAGTCCGTAGGGCTGTCGATTCACATCCCGCGATCAAACGGGCCAAGGAACTAGAGAAAGAACTGGAAGCTACTAAGAGACTCGCCATACAGGAAGAGTTCAACAAGAAGCACCCCACGTTCCAGACCGACGTTTCTGATCCTAAGTTCGCTAACTGGGTTCATGCTGACCCTACTCGCGTAGAGCTTGCTTTGCGTGCTGATAGGTTCGACATGATCGCAGCGGATGCCCTGTTCACGCTTTACGAGGCCACTAAGACAGCGAAGAAAGTCGAGAGACAGACTTCTAGTGATCTTATTGACCAAGTCGGTCTTGAATCTGGCAGCGGAGCCGAAGCACCAGCACCTGAACGCTACAGCCGTAGTGAAATGCTGGCGCAGAAGATCCGAGCCAAGCAAGGCGACGCGCAGGCAGAAGCATATGTTCGTGCTCATGCCACGCGTTATCGTAATGCGTTAGCCGCAGGGAACGTCCGTGACTAACAACCCCTTTTAATTAACCACTACCACGTAAGGATACCTAATCATGGCAACTACTTTTGCCTCAACAAATGCCGTCACTACGACCACTGCAGGAAACTTTATTCCTGAGTTGTGGTCGGATGAAGTGTTGGCTGCGTATAAGGCTAATCTCGTTCTTCCCCAGCTTGTAACCACGCTGGACTTCCACGGTCAGAAAGGTGATACGATTCACATTCCTCGACCGACGCGCGGCAGCGTTACTGCCAAGACTGCAGCTTCTGCTGTAACCTTGATCGCAGAAAGCAATTCCGTGTTCAACCTTTCGATTGCTTCGCACTACGAGTATTCTCGTTTGATCGACGATATCGCTAAGATTCAGGCTCTTGACACCATGCGTCAGTTCTACACGGACGATGCTGGTTATGCGCTTGCCATCCAAGTCGATAGCGACCTTCACACGCAGGGTGCCCTGTTTGCCGCCGGTAGCGCAGCTCCGACGACTGCAGGTTCCGCCTACTCGAAGGCTGTAATCGGTAGCGACGGTTCGACTGTATGGTCTCAGGCTGGTTCCGGTAACGGTGCGGCTCTGACCGACGCAGGCATCCGCCGGGCTATTCAGGCTCTTGATGACAGCAACGTCCCGTCGCGCATGCGCGCTCTGGTCGTTCCGCCTATCGAGAAGCGTAAGCTGATGGGCATCTCTCGGTTCACCGAGCAGGCGTTCGTTGGCGAGGTAGCTGGCTCCAACACGATCCGCAATGGTCTGATCGGCGACATCTACGGCGTTCCCGTATACGTCTCGACCAACGTTGCTACGGTTGAAGCTAACGACTCGACGGCGTATCGCGCTTGCTTGCTGCTCCAGAAAGAAGCAGTAGTTCTGGCCGAGCAGCTCGCTCCGCGCACCCAGACGCAGTACAAGCAGGAGTTTCTTGCTGATCTGTTTACCGCTGACCAGATCTATGGTTTCGGTACGATGCGTCCGGAAGCCGGTATCGCCCTGATCGTTCCTAACAGCTAATCGGAACGGGGGTCCTTAGGGGCCCCCACCCCCCTCTAACTTTAGGAGAATATCATGGCAGCAGGCAGTAACCAACCACGCCAGTTTCGCGACATCTTCAAATCGTGCATCCCGTTCACGGGCACTGTCACGTTGACAGCAACCGCTGGCTCAGAAACCGCAGCTACAGTATCCGTTCCGGGTGCTGCAGTGGGCGACGCAGTAATCTTTAGCCTCGTAGAGGATACGGAGTCTGGATCACTCACGGCTCAGGTTAACGCCGCAGACTTGGTCGAGTTCGTCTTGGCCAACGCTACGGCCAGCACGATCACCATTCCTTCAGGCAGCGTCGTGAAAGGCGTAGTCCTGAAATGGGACGATGAAGTCGGCTTATCTGGCGAATAAAGTCAATATTTGGCGATATATCGTCACTACTGACGACTAAAGCTTTGGGTGGTGTGCTTTAACATCACCCTCTTATTCATAGGAGATTCGTGTGTCACAGAGACGCTTTGGGCTGATTAACAAAGAAGTCGGACTCGGCTCTACTGGTGTCACGAGTTTCAACACTCGCACAGGAGCCGTTGTTCCTGCTGCGGGCGATTACGACGCGTTCTATTACACTGAGAGTGAGATAGACGCATTTGCATATCTACAGAACATCCTAGAGGATACGACCCCCCAACTGGGCGGCAACCTCGACCTCAACTCGTTCACGATTAACGGAACGGGTAGTATCGGAATTACCGGTGCCATTACGGCTACCAGCTACGGCGGAATAGCCGAAGCGAACCTGTTAGACAAGTCGGCGTCGGAAACAATAGCCGGTAACTGGAACTTCAACGATTCGGCCACTCTGGCTTTTGGTACCGGAACTGATGTAACAGTGTCGTGGGACGGATCAAAGATAAATGTCAATAGCCCAAGCCAGTATAATGCAGACTGGCATTTTCTCAAGGGCGCTGACCTGTATATCTGGAATACCACAAACCTAGATTACATGCGCCTTACGCACGACGGAACTGACGCATACATATATACGCAGGGTGCAGCAGACCTCAATGTCATGGATTCCGCCAATAACATTTCGTTAAAGCTGTGGGATTCTACAGGGGCACAGTATTTCTCGTTGTCGCAGACGGTGAGTTCCGGGCAATTTTCAACGTCGTCGTCAACATTGGTATTCAATGCAGCGGGCGTCACCCCAAGCATGCAGCTAACAGGCGGGACACAGCTGCGCATCAGGGACAACGGCGGTCTTGTTATTTATGACGCCGGAGACACAGACTACGGCGACTTCTCGCATGATGGTACGAACTTTCTTTCTGCGTTCACCAACACTGCATACTGGGAGCTGACGGGCCTTCAGAGGGTTGAGCTGCGTGCTGGTGCAGACCTCTATGTTTATGGTCCGGGCGATGCTGTCAATGGTTCGATAGTCCACACGAACTCGAACTTTCAGATTCTTGCCAACAGCACGAGCAACATACAGCTATACGCTGCTGGTGGCTACGTCAACATACCGACAGGCAACACGTTCCGCGTCTGGAACTCGGGTAACACCGACCGCATGGAGTTCAGTCACGATGGCACCGATTTCAATATGGCGGCTATCAATACGACCGACCTCAACTTCACCGGCCTGTCGAACCTAGACCTTGGTAATGCAAATATCGCCAACGTGCGCAAGGTGCGCGGTACGGGCACATACGTTGTGTTCGGCGCAGAGGACTCTGGCACCGCGCACCCGTTTCTGGGATACAACATAGACTCCAATCTAGCCACGGTATCGCACTTAGCGACCGGCTCGATTGCCGGGATGCTGTTCCAGAACAGCGGAGCCATGAAGTTCTACGCCAACACCAGCGCGACGGCTGGAACCACAGAGCCGGTGTCTATGACGTTGCAGAACGGTGGCGACATTCAGCTCGCCTCTCTGACCGGAGACCGCATCGCCCTGTACAACGCTCTGGATGCCACAAGTACCTACGGGTTCGGCATTGAGGGCAGCACGCTTTACTCCAAGTCGCAGACCTATCACCGCTGGTATATCGGCGCACTGGCTGATAGCGGTACATCCGACTACATGGAGTTGAGCGCAGTTAACCTTGCGTTATCGGGCCAC